GAATAAAATTATTCAACCCCTTCACTCACGCTGCACTGTTATTGACTTTGCAGTTAACAAAAGGGACAAACCAACAATAGCAGCACAGTTCTTTTCAAGAATCAATGATATTCTTGATAAAGAAAACATACGAAGTGATAAGAAAGTTGTTGCTGAACTTATCAACAAACACTTTCCTGATTGGAGGAGAGTGTTAAATGAATGTCAAAGATATTCTGCCGGAGGTGAAATAGACTCTGGTATATTAGCGTCCTTTTCTGATGTATCGATAAATGATCTCACCAAAAATCTCAAAGAAAAAAACTTTTCCGAAGTTCGGAAATGGGTTAGTACCAACTTGGATAATGATACTACTCTGCTTTTCCGTCGTATTTACGATAGTTTCTATGAAACCTTGGTCGCTAATTCTATTCCTGCTGCCGTTCTTATTCTGGCTAAATATCAGTACCAAGTAGCATTCGTTGCTGATCAGGAAATTAATATGTTAGCATGTCTAACAGAAATTATGGTGGAGTGTACTTTCAAATGAGTAAATTTACAAAAGCAAAAGCACAAATGAAATCAAACATGTATTATGTATTTTGGGGTGCTTGCACCTTTGCAGTTATGGCAGGTCAAATCTATGTCGGCACAGGATATAATAGTATGTCTCAAAGTGTTGAAGATCTAACTGAAGTGATCACTATCAAAATAGAACTTGAAGAACTTAGAGATCAATATGAATTTAGAAATGGTTACAAAGAAAAAATGCCAATCATACAATGATCCTAAGTGAAGTAGATACATTATGGGCTGCTAATGAATTTATTAATTACTTTGATAGATTTAAAACTATTGAAGATTATATTCGTTTTACAAAAGAGGCAGCAGTTAAAGAAAGAGGTCAATCAATTGTCTCTCTGAAAGATGAGTTCTTTAATGAAGATGTTCATCCAGAGGACATGGATTTTGAGGTAAAGTTTGTTGGAGATAGATTTCAACAATCAGTTCCTCAAGCATATTATCATGAACTTTTAACAGCAACATCATCTGCGATTATTGAAAAAAATATTCCCGGTAGAGAGTTGCGTTGGATTGTTTATGAAAAGAATAGTAAAAAGATTATGGGATTCATTCGTTTTGGATCTCCAACTATTAATTCAAAACCACGTAATGAATGGTTAGGTCAGCCAGCAAATCTTTCGATATTTAATCGTCATGCTGTGATGGGTTTTGCAATCGTGCCATCTCAACCTTTTGGATATAATTGTCTTGGTGGTAAATTACTTGCATTAATGTGTGTATCTCATTTTGCAAGAGAACATCTTAACAAAGTATTTGAGAAAGATATTGGATGGTTTGAAACAACTTCTTTATATGGATCTACAACTTCTGCATCACAATATGATGGATTGAAACCATTTATCAGATTTAAAGGTTTAACTGATAGTAAGTTTTTACCTTTACTTCATGATAGAGCATTTCATAAACTTCATGATAGATTTACTTTAATTAATGATAATAATCCAGTGACTCCTAGTTATGTTTCATCTAAAAAGATGAAGAGACAAACTAGAATGATTTCATGGACTAAGAACTCTCTGAAAGAATATGGTCAAACAGAAAAACTAAAAGAGTTGGATAGAGTTCTTAAAAATGCATTTGGACTTACACAAAGAAAAAGATCATATACATCTGATTATGGTTATGGAAATGTTCGTGAAGTATTACTTGGTGAACAAGATAAATTAATCAAGGGTCAAAACTGGGATAAGTTCTATCTTGATAATATTATTTCATGGTGGAAGAAGAAAGCAGGTAAAAGATATGAGAAGTTAAAGTCAGAGGGTAGGTTTAGAACTGAGGTCGAACTCTGGACAGAAGATCAAGATATACAAATTATAAGATGAACAAATTTTCTCCAAAACATTATCAACGCGGAAAGATTCAAGTCTGGGATTTCATAGCAGATCAGAACTTAGATTTCTTTTTAGGAAATGTAGTTAAGTATGTGTGTCGTGCAGGACACAAAGATCAAGAAGGTGAACTTGATGATTTACTCAAAGCAAAAGCTTACATTGACAAAAAAATAGAATTGTATCATGGCAGAACTTAAAGATTGGTTGAACTCAGTCAACTTTACAAAAGAAAATTTGATTGAAGAAGATCCAAGTGTGATCAAAGATTATCCTCCATACATCGTGAATCGTTGTTTATCTGGTCATCTTGATACAGTTATGTTTGCGAATGAGATGAATAAGTTTCCTAACTTAGATAAAGACCTTCAATATCATTTTTTTCTAAATACACTTAGGAAAAAGAAGAGATTTTCTCCCTGGCTCCGGAAGGATAAAGTCACGGATCTTGAAATCATCAAACAATACTATGGTTATAGTAACGAAAAGGCACTAAGTGCTTTGAAAATATTAACACCTGATCAAATTAATTTTATTAAACAACGACTTGATATTGGAGGAATACGATGACGACGACCGTTGAACCAACCGTGCAATGGACTCAGGATCAAATGCTTGAGGTTGTGTTAAATGAACCAGATGATTTTTTGAAAGTTCGTGAAACACTGACCCGTATTGGAGTTGCATCAAGAAAGGAGAAAAAACTCTATCAATCTTGCCACATTCTGCATAAGCAAGGAAAATATTTTATAGTTCATTTTAAAGAATTGTTTGCCTTGGATGGTAAGCATGCCAATCTTACAATCAATGATGTTCAGAGACGTAATCGTATTACTAGATTATTGGCTGACTGGGGACTTATCTCAATAGTTAAAGAAGAGGATTGTGTAGATATCGCACCACTTAATCAGATCAAAGTATTATCTTATAAAGATAAGGGCCTGTGGCAGCTTGAACAGAAGTATAATATTGGAAAGAAAGGAAAAACAGCAGAAACAGAGTAAGTGAAAAAATTTATTTTTGATGTTGATGGCACTCTAACAGATAGTCGTCAACAAATTGATTTGTCATTTGAAGCATTCATGATTAAATTCTGTTGCAGATATGATGTTTATCTCGTCACTGGTAGTGATAGAGAAAAAACTGTTGAACAAGTGGGTCTTGACATCTACAATCGATCGAAGAGAGTATATAACTGTTCTGGTGCAGATGTGTATGAAAAAGATCATAACGTTTATAAATCTGACTGGAAACCATCTCGTAAGTTGATTAACTTTCTTAGTGATGAATTAGACTATAGCACGTTCCCACATAAGACAGGTAATCATATCGAGCACAGGCCTGGTGGGATAAATTTTAGTATTCTTGGTAGAGGTGAGGATAGTATGAAATATAGAAAAGAATATGTAAAGTGGGATATCAATACTACTGAAAGAATATTAATGTCAGATAGGATCAAAAGTGAGTTTCCTAATTTAAATATTCAAATTGGTGGGCAGACTGGACTTGATATATCTGACAATGATAAAAGTCAAATACTAAGGGATTTTAATTCAGAGGATGAA